ATGCCCAATTCCGTGACCTTGGCCCAGGCCAAGGCGTTCCTGCGCGTGGGCGGGAGCGGCGAGGACGAGCTGGTCGGCCTGCTGATCGACGCCGCCGAGGCGCGGGTCGGGCAGGCGGCCGGGGTCGTGCTGACCTCCGCCAGTCCCGCGCCGCTGCGCCTGGCCGTGCTCGCCCTGGCCTGCCACGCCTACGAGCATCGCGGCGAGCCCAGGCCGCCGCCGCTGTCGCTGGTCGAGCCGTGGATCGCGCCCTACCGGGAGGCGCGGCTGTGAGCGCCGAGGTCGCCCTGGCCAGGGCCCTGGCGCAGCTGCTGGCGAACGCGCCGGCCGTCAGCGCCATCGTCGGGACGCGGGTGCACGCCGCCCCGCCCCGGATGCTGACCTATCCATGCGTCAGCGTCGGCCGGATCGAGAGCCGGCCCGCCGGCGAGAACGACCTGCTCGAGCACGTGGCGACGATCACCTGCGCCTCGCGCTTCGGCGGGCCGGAGGAGGCGCGGGCCATGGTCGCCGCCGTTCGGCTGGCGCTGCACGACGCCCGGCCGCCGGTGGAGGGCCGGGTGCTGGCGTCGCTGAAGGTGCGCTTCTGCGACGTGTTCGCCGCGGCCGACGACGAGCTGACCCTGGGGGTGCTGCGCGTGCGGGCCGTCAGCGAGCCGGCCTGAATTCCATAACGACGACAGGAGACCGACCATGGCCGCGCAAGCCGGCAAGGACATGCTGCTGAAGATCGGCGACGGGGGCTCGCCGCAGGCCTTCGTGACGGTGGCGGGCCTGCGGGCCCGGACCATCAGCCTGAACGCCAGGACCATCGACGCCACCGACGGCGACAGCGCCGGGCGCTGGCGCGAGCTGCTGGCCGGGGCCGGCGTGCGCTCGGCCGCGGTGTCGGGAGCGGGGGTGTTCCGCGACGCCGCCTCGGACGCCTTGGTGCGCGACAGCTTCTTTTCCCAGACGGCCAGGACCTGGCGGCTGGTGATCCCCGACTTCGCCCAGCTGGAGGGGCCGTTCCTGGTCTCGGCGCTGGAATATGCCGGCCAGCACGACGGCGAGGCCGCCTTCGCCCTGACCCTGGCCTCGGCCGGGGCGGTGAGCGTGACGGCGATCTGAGGGGAGGCGACGAGATGACCCTTCCCAACCTGGCCAGGGGCGAGGCGATCGCGGTGCTGGGCGGCGTGGCGCGGCGGCTGTGCCTGACGCTGGGCGCCCTGGCGCGGATCGAGGCGGCGCTGGGGCTGTCGGACTGGAGCCAGCTGCCGGGACGGCTGGCGCGGCCGTCGGCGGCCGACCTGATGGCGGTGCTGGCGGCGCTGGTCGACGACGAGCTGGGGCCGCTGGACGTGGCGGGGCTGCAACCGCGCGAGGCCGAGGACGCGGTGGCCAAGGCCCTGGCGGCGGCCGCGTGACGCCCTGGGGCGAGATGCTGCGGCGGGCGGCGATCGAGTTCGCCGTGCCGCCGGGCGCGTTCTGGCGGCTGTCGCTGAAGGAGTGGCGGGGGCTGGCGGGCGCGCCGGCCGCGCCGGTTCTGGCGCGATCGGGCCTGGCGGCGCTGATGGCGCGGTTTCCCGATGATGACGAAGAAGGAGCGGGCGAATGAGCGGTTTCGACGAGGTCGAGGGCCTGCCGCTGCGCACGGCCGAGGCGGGCGAGGCCCTGGCCTCGCTGGAGGCGCCTGCCCGGGCGGCGGCGCGGTCGATCGAGGAGGTGTTCGCCGCCGCCGGGACCAACCTGGCGCGCTCGCTGGCGCGGGCGGCGGCCGACGGCGAGGTGTCGCTGGCCGAACTGGCGCGGGCGGTGCTGGGGGCGGTCTCCGGCGGCGGGCGCAGCGGTGGCGGTCTCGGCGAGGCCCTGGGGGCTGCGCTGTCGGGGGTGTTTTCCGGGGCGCGGGCCGAGGGCGGGCCGGTGACCGGCGGCGGGGCCTATCTGGTCGGCGAGCGCGGGCCCGAGGTGTTCCGTCCGGCCGGGGCGGGGACGATCGAGCCGGCCGGCGGGAACGGGATCAGCGTGACGGTGCAGGTGAGCGGCGGCGACGCCGGCGGCCTGGCCCGCTCGGACGCCCAGCTGGCCCAGGCCCTGGCGCGCGCCGTCAGCCTGGGCGCGCGGCGGCTCTAGGCGGATCGACATTTAGTAATTTGAGTCGCTTCTCACCGAGTTTCCCCGCGAAGGCGGGGATCCAAGCCGCATTTCAGGAGACGGCGGCGCCGTGAGCGATCCGCTGACTCTGCTTGGGTCCCCGCCTTCGCGGGGAAGGACGGATTAGAAGGACGGCCGTCGATGAATATTGATCCAACCTAGCCGAACACCTCGGCCTGTTGTTCGGCGCTGGGAGGACCGGCGTGCCTGGATTTCCAGGCGCCGACGACGACGAGCAGGATCGCCCAGACGAGGCCGGCGCATAGCATCAGCAGGCCGGCGATGAAGTTGAGATAGAGCGTGTCTTCGTCGGAGGTGATCACCAGAACGACGGCGACGACCAGCGGCGCGAGCGGCGCCAGGAGCAGCCAGGTCCGCCAGCCGATGTCGCGCAGGCGGCGCAGGGACAGGACCAGCCACAGGCCAAAGGCGGCGAGCCACAGCGCCAGCTCCGAAGCCGGGGATGCGGCCGGGTACGAGGCGGCGATCAGCGCGACGGCGACCATGAGGCCAAGCCAGTATTCGCGGCGCCGGCCGCGCCCGCGCAGCCAGGCGAGGACGGCGGCGATCATCCGAACACCTCGGCCTGTTGTTCGGGAGCGGGGGCGGCCGGACGCCGGGGCGGCCAGACGCCCAGCAGCGCGACGAGGCAGACGACGAGCGCCAGGCCGGTCAGGCCGAGAGACAGGTTGAGGCCGAGCGTGTCGCGGGCCTCTAGGTCAAAGATCGGCGCCAGCCTCTGCAGGCCGCCGATGGCCAGGGGGATGACCAGCAGGAACGCGGCGAGCCACGGGGGCAGGCCCGCGTCGCGCAGGCGGCGAACGGCGATGGGACACCAGACCAGCAAGCTCGCCGCGCGCAGCGCCCAGAGCGGGACGGCGAGCGGGATCAACAGGCACGAGACGGCGACGGCGACGATGGCGACGACCGCGATCCAGTATTCGCGCCGTCCGCCGCGTCCGTTCAGCCAGGCCAGGACGGGGGCGATCATCCGAACACCTCGGCCTGGGCCTGAGGCGTCGGGGCCTTGATCTTCCGGGACGGCCAGAAGCCGAGCAGGAGCGCGAAGGCCAGCCAGCCCAGGCCGAAGGGGGCGATGATCTGCTGATAGACGTCGAGCGCGTTCGTGACGCTCGGCGCCAGGGCGCGCAAGGTCAGGAACAGCGCGAACAGCAAGACGATCGGCGCGATCGACAGCCAGGGGATCCAGCCCATGGCGCGCAGGCGGCGGGAGGCGGCCAGCGGCCAGAGCGTGAGCAGGCCCCAGGACAGGATGTCCGCAAACGGCGCGACCGGGATGTAGAGCAGAAGGCCCGCCAGGACGACGAGCCAGGCCCAGTAGTCGCGTCGGCGGCTGCGGCCGACCAGGTAGCGGCCGAGGGCTTGCAGCAGGATCAT